CGAATGTATTCCGCCCGTGCCGGGAGATCCGTTCTCAGCGCCCGCTCGGCAGCGTAACGAATGTCCGCTACCTGATCTGCGGTGTATTCCCTGGTTTTCCCCTCGCCGTCCTGGACCTCTGCTCCGTCCCGATTCTTTGTCGCCCACCGGATAACCTGTTCAGCCCTCTCTGCCTCCTCACGCACCTGTGCGATGTTGGTCAGATTGGCGAACGGGATATCGGCGGCGGGTGTAACCTGGGGTTGCTCCTGCGCTGCCTGCGCTTTATCGCGCAGCTCCTTGATCTCCGATTCCAAGGCAGCCGCCCTTTCGGTGGCTTCCTTTTTCTGGCGCGTCAACTCATCGACACGCTTCTTGAACTTCGGATACTCAAGGGCCGCAGGGTCATCCCCGGCTTCCTCAGAGTCAGACTGCTCCTCACTCTTGGGGTCTTCACTGGACTCGCCAGCTTCATCCTCAGTAGTGCTTTCGGCCTGCTGTTCATTGTCCTGTTCCTGGGAAAGAACTTTTTCCTCGCCCTCCACCGCAGCTCCAGTTGCTTCGGTTTCGTCGGGCTCGGGTTTTGGTTGCTCCGGTTTTTCCTCGGACATGAATGACTCCACGATCCGCGAAAAATCCAGCGCGTTTGTCGGTGCCTGCCCCAGAGGTTTAAGGGTTGCCTCAGTCCCCATTTCTTTAGCCATGCGTTTACCTGCAAGTCGGTTTATCCATCGCCCACCCGGGCGAAGCAATGCACTCCTACCACAGGTGGGTGATGGAGCACAAATGAGTCAGTCTGAGTGAGCAAGAACTTCTCACCCTCCGAAACCGCTTCCTTCTCCTTTTCCTTCGTGCATCGGGAAGCTCCGGTTCCTCAAATTCGTCTGGAATCCAGGCGGCTTTCATTGGGGTCGCTTTAATGGAATGCGCTTTTTTACTGATCCAGTAAAAGCTCCGAAATTGTAGTGCGGGACCGAGCACAGTCTCCCGTCTAACACCACGCGAAAACGCTTCCTCTCGATGTCGCATCGCGAAAGCCTCTTTAACACCCCGGAAATGCACCTGCCGGTCATCTTTGTGATCTGTCCCGCTGAGTACCAGCCCAGGGGGACTTCGTCTGGCTCCTTTCCCCCCATCGAGCGCATCATCTCGCAGACCATCTTGTTCATTTGCGCCCTGGTCATACCGGGAGCCTCCACTCCTTCTGCCCCTGCGGCTGCACGTGCAGCCACGCCACTGTGTTGCTGTCGCAGTATTCGCCCCACACCATGCCTTGAGACCAGGCATAGGTGGACTTGCGGGCCTTGGCGTATTCGGCCAGCTCTGGCCGCATCAAGTGGCCTGTGCAGTAGCCAGTAGTGCAGCCCCAGTTACGCGCCGTGGCCATTCCGGCCCTATGGGCGTGGGCAAACACAACCCCGGAATATCCGCTGCCAGCGATGGACTCTGCCATGTCGCGGGCGCAATTTTCCGTGAAAATCGTGCCATGGCAAAATAGGTATGAGCCCAGGACCACATTCTGCTTGTAGCCGTATGGGACAACGCGGCACTTGAGTTGTTTGCATTCCCCCTCGATCTCTCGGACAAGGGTTGACGCCATTTCGGCCACGACTGCATTGGGGCTGTGTTGCAGCCGCCATAGGCGGTCCTCATGGTTCCCCATGAGGTAGATTTGAGGGCGAAGGTCTTTGATGAACTGGACACCGGAGGCGAAGTCCGGCTTGACAGGGCGAGATTGGTCGGAGGTGCCGGCGGCCCCGGAGCGAAACGCAGGCAGGTCAACGGCATCCCCCAGGTGCAGTGTTGTATCCGGCCTCCACCTCTCCTGGAAGCGCAACACGGCATCGAGAGCCGAAGGGTCTGAAAGTTCCCCGTGGGAACAGCCGACTGCTAAGAATTTCTTGTACTTCCGCGTGACACTGAAACGACTTGGTGCATTCACGAAAGATTGTTTCGCGCCATCTCTCTCATGGAGAGCAGATGCTCGCGCAGGTCCACCAGGGCCGATGCCCTGCCGCAAAAGTGGACCCTGGACTCGCCGGTGGTCGCCCCGTCTAGGGCGGCCACAGTTTCGGCCTCGATGAACTCTGCAAGTTCACCGATTACTAAATCCCACAGCTCAGATCGCTCAAACCCCAGGTGCTGGAGCTTCCGGCGTAGCTGGGGGTCCTGGTTGTTGGATAGGTGAGACACCGATTCTTCCGATCTGTTTGTTTGCCTGCTGCATGGACCCCATCATGAGGTTCTTCATGTAGTTTTCGTAGAGCGCGGCCACCTGTGGGTTGACCTGGGCGGTCCTCATGACCTGCGGGTTTGCCTGCGCCATCTGCTGCGCGTATTGCAGCTTGGTGGGCGCCGTGGGATCGTTGGAGGCGTCTGCGTAGGTTGCCTCAAAACCCAGCATCATTAAGGCAATGTCGTTTTGGACGTTTTTGTAGAGGGCTTGGCTCGCGGTTTCTTGATCAACGAGGAGGTCATCAGCCGATTCTGGAGCAATTGCGCGGACAATTTTTTCAACAAGTTTGGCTCTGTCGATTCGTCCGCTAACGTCGAGTGGGACGACTTGGGCTGAGATGGTTTCGAGCTTCTGCTTGACCAGATCAGGGTCCGTTTCCGAGACGTTGTACGAGAGTGAGAGATCATATTTGACTGCGTCCGATGTTAGGGACTCCGCTTCTGCGGCAACGATGCGCTGAAGCTCCGGGAGGTCCATGTATTGCACACAAAGCTGGAGAACCTGCTTGAAGGCGGCCTGCCATCCCCGCAACCACCCGTCCACCATGCGCTGCTGCTTCGCCTGGGTGAGTGCCGGTGGAATATTTGCATTGGGGCGACCAAAATACGCGTCTGCCTGCTCTCGGATCGTCTGGATGAGCAGAAAGGCGGTCTGCGGCTCCCGCGGGGGCGGGTTCATGAAGGCGACATCGCCAATTTTGGTCACCGGGACCTGGACCGCAGGGCCTAGCTTGGAAATTGGGCCGTTTCGCTTGAGGTATTGGATGCTCGGGATGGTCGAGAACGATGTGTAATCGTGAATCGAGTCCCGTTGCGCCTTGATTTCGTTCTGCCAGGTGGCCGAGATGGCCGGGACCCCTCGGGAATCGACCAACCGGCGGGCTACGGTCTCAAATTTCCAGGATACAAACGGGTATTGGTTATGGCTGTAGTCCAGGAGTCCGTGGGCGCCGTATTTCTCGGGGACATTCTGAGAAAACACGGTGTAGTAAATCGCCGGGACACCGTTTTTGTCGATTTGACGCACGTAACCCCACCAGATTTCGATGAGATTTGACGCATCGGGTGCCCCGGTTTGGATGAAGGAGGACAATTCAGTCTCTGCGAGCGAGGCGGATTTACCCGCAGTCTTCGCTGCTTCTTCGACGAACGCTTCGTCCCAGTCTTCATCCAAAATTTTAGAGCGCAACTCAACCTCTGTTAGCCATTGGCGCCGGAAGATGGCTCGCGCACTTTGTAGGTCGATTGTCTCGGGGGGAAATACGACCTCATCGATGGGGCGGAGCGCAGTCAACAGAGGTTGGTTGCGACAAATGTAAGGCGTAGGAAATTCGCTGAAGCCGGTCTCGCGCAACTCGCGCACCACCCGTTTGGCTTCGGATGTCGATAGCTGTGTAGCCATCCCCTGGAGGATGGTCGCCGTCTGGTCATCAGCGCCCGGGTTGGCGATGAGCGCGGGGATCTCCGCGAGAATGGACTGCGGGTCCGCTTGCTGCGACATCGCCACGATCTGGTTCAGGTCCAGCTTCTGCATTCGCAGGGTGGTCTGCTGGTCCCAGCCGACATATGCAACCGCCCAGCCGTAGGCGTTGCGGTAATTTGCCAGCAACTCAGCCTCCTCGTGGAGCTGGGAGGCGAGACGTTCGCGGACCCAGTTGACCAGGGTGGTGGCTGCCGCGGCAGTCTTCGTGTCGTTTGCTTCAACGCTCTTTACCTTGAGCTGGCTGCGGTTGAACGCGACAACCAGGAGGTCTGTGAGATCCTCGATGATCTGGTTGGCCAGGGGAATGCGTGTGTCGCTCGCGCCCTCAAACGGAAATACCGTCGTGTTCGTGTTGGTCGTCCACTTCTTGCCGTCCTCGGACTGGCCGTCCCACTGGCAGAAGCGCACTTTGTCCGCGGCCTCTGGGTCGGTGAACTGCGTGGAGTCGGCCAGGGATCGCCGCAACTCCTCTTGCAGCTCCTTGATGTCGGGCGCCTTTGCGGCCTCGACTAGCTTGTCTGTTCCTTCTTCTTGCATACGGGCTTAAACCCCAAAATTTTCAGGACCGAATCACGATGGAACCATATAGTCCTGGCGTTGGTCCGCGTGTAAACACGTTGGGGGAAGAAACCATCTTTCAACAATTTGTAAACATACTCAGTTCTGAGTGAGCATAAACTCGACAGCTCCCTCGGGCGCACCATGCGCCTGACTCCAGCAATGTTCACCTCGTTAGTAGCCTCCTCTCGGGCCGACGTATCCGTTGCGTTTGGCATCGACATAATTGCATCCATGGACTGCCAGGTAGCGAAGGCAGTCTATTGGGTCTTTCCATCTGTTCCTGTCGCCACCCACAGGGGAAATGTTTTGAATCGAGCGGATCAAGTTCCCGCAGGCGTCAGAGATGAACAACCGGGGTTTGTTGGCGCCACTGACAGGCTCGTCAATGTTGTAACTCATCATCTCGTTGACTGCCGATATCCCCTGCTCGATGTGGACCCCGGAGGCCGGCACGAAGTGCATGCCGTCCGGGTCGTTGCCCAGAAGTTCGATGGTCGTCTCGCTCCCGTCGTCTGTCTGGTGCGGGGTTCCGCCGGCCCGGGGGTCGATGAGCCGCTCAAACACTCCCTCGCCCTTCTCCAGGTCCAGGAACGTGCGCTTGTAGTCTGAGAGCCCCCAGCCCTGGGGCTTCGCGGCGTCCCCGATCTCCCCTTCCGGTTTCTCGCCAATTTCCGCCCAATGCCCGTAGTTGCGGAGGTCGGGGAATTCCCGGTATACATACGCCGCGCCGTCCTCTGCGATCCTCATCCAGAGCGCGAACCACATGCGGGAGCCCGCGGGGTCCACCACCATGTAATTTGTCCCCTGCGCCGGCACACTGCTCTCTGGAACAATGTGGTGCTTGGAAAACTTTGAGAAGTAGCCGACAGCTTGCCTCTCAACCCACCCGTAAGCGCGGATCTTCCGGTTTGCCTCGGTCTCCCCTTGAACCACCCGCTTGATCTCCAGCACCGGCTGGAATGGATTGCATTCCGTTGGGAAAAAGATGATCGAGGAATCCTTCCTCATGCACTCGCTTGTATATGGCATGTGACCAGGGGGACATCCGCGAACGTGGACCTTCGCTGGGTCCAGGAGTGCCGCGGGGCGAGTGCGGACGATGGTGGAGCCGTTCATGAAATCGTTGACCACCGGAGTCCACCCCGTGATTGGGGTCACGGTGATCAGCATCTTCCCCTTTCGCGTGATCAACCGATATGCGCCTGTCGCCACCCAGGAATGCGGGACCAGTTCATCGAACCAGATCAGGTCGAACTCGGAGCCCTCAAGGATGTCGTTCTGCTGGCTGTAGTGGAAAAAGAAGCACTGCGATCCGTTGGGGAGGATGAACGTGTTCTCCGTGAAGCCGTTTTTCTGAGAGTAGGTGACATCCGTGGTCTTCGACTTGCGGGCGTTCTTCCAGTCGCGGGGGATGTAGTTGAACACCGCCGGCTGCTGATCGCGCACCGATGAAGCGGATGTCATAGAGAACGCCGCAACCCTGGACCCTGGGTTCTGCACCATACGCCGCATGATCGCCCTGCCGCCAAACATCGACTTGCCAGACCTGTTTCCCCCGGACACAAGGAGCCGATCATACTTCGCAAGCAACTTTTCGGCGTCTGACCAGTGATCGAATACCCAGCCGTATTTGTAGGGGTCCGCTTTCGCCCGCCTGACAGCAGTCTCCCTGTCCGCAATGTACTTGCAGGCTTCACGTTCACCTTGCACCTTAATCATCCGCCTGAACTCCTCCTCTGTCGGGAGGGGCCAAGCAGGGCATTCGGTCAGGATCAGCATTTACTTTTCGGCGGGTTAATGAAGCATGACTTCACCTATTTGCGGGATTTTCACCGCCGGGTGAAAGGTCGTGCTTCACTGCGCGCTGCCTCACGCCGTCCTCCCAGGCTTCGGGGGTGTCTCTTCCCACAGCATCCCGTCACGCAGGCGCATGTGGGGCCGCAGATCCATTCCGGGACGATAGCGGCTACTATCCCTGACCCTTGCTTTGACCATCATTCCGTCCACTTCTGCGACAAGGTCCCGCGGCCCCCGGATCGACCGCACCTTCCACAGGGCCTCCCCATGTGCCGAGGTGTCCTCTACACTTGGGGCAATCGCAAAATTCGTCTTCTGGCTGTCGGACGGGGACGCTTCCACAGGGGGCTCCAGGTCCGCAGTGGTCGCGGATGGCCTTGGCACACGCTTCGTAGGCGATCCTGAAAAGTTCAAGCTCATTCATTGTTCTCCTTCCTTGCTCTCATTCGTCGTTCTGCTTCTTTCCATACTAACACCTCCATGGCCTTATCAACAAGTGCCGAGAGGGTTGGCCGGGGCTCCTGCCACCCCAGATCCTGCGCCCGTAGCCATTTCTCCGCCGCCACGATGGCGTGTTCCGTTTTCTCGCTTGATGTCATTGCACACTCTCTCCGTGATCTTATCCGCCTGCCGGCTCAGGCGCCGCCAGTCGATGTTCTCGTAGTTGGTCCTGAATGCCCGCTCGTTCCCGGGGCGGCGCTTGCTCCCTTTGCCGTTTGTGCTCATCGGTGAATCGCATTGTAAAGGCCCATCAGCAACCCCGCTCCAAATCCTGCCAGGGTAAAGACCAAGGCGAAAAGGAGGACGAAGATGGCGAAGCCTTGTAATGCTTTCATGGCTTTCTCCAGTATGCGGAATGCTGGTCGATGCTACGGAATTCAGGAGTCAGGTTCCGTAGTTTCAAAAAGTCGAATAGACCGCGCTTGCACTCGTGCAATGCGAAATCGTCGATGATGATAAAGCCGCCGGAAGAAACCTTGTCATACAGGCTGGACAAAATGCACTTGGTGCTGGTTTCGGTGTCACCATCACACCGGAGCACGGCAATGGGGCCGGGAATGTATGTGAGCGTGTCTTGAAAGTATCCCTTTACGAAGGTCACGTTCTCCGTTGAAATTCCAAACGCTTTGAAGTTGGCTTTGACTTCCTCCAACGATACGGAGCAGAACGGCATGTGCCGGTAAATCCGGTCTTTTTCCTGGGGATGGAAACCGGAATAGCTATCGCAGCAAACCAAAGCCCTATCTGGACT